GCTAATAATATTAAGAGTGCGGAGGACTTAGAGTTCTTTGACTCGCTGGAAGAAATGGACACTCTCGATATTACGCACCCGTATTTAGTAACGCCTCAATGGGCGTATATGCGTATGCATGATTGGGGGGTAGATTCTCCGATGTTCCAGTCACTTGTAGAAGCACAGTTTCCTACAGAAGGGGAAAGAATGCTTATACCATTACACTATATACAGGACGCGATAAAGAAAGAATGGACGGAGGAGGAAGAGAAAGAAAACACTCTCATTTCTATAGGAGTAGACGTTGCGAAAGGTAACTTCGGAGACTCTTCTGTGATTGTAGCGATGAAAGGTATGGAGATGGTAGATGTAGAATGGTCGAACTCTCGTGATCCTATGGAGCTTGTGGGAATGGTGATACAAATGTTTGAAAGAGTAGGTGGGAGAATTAACTTTGATATTATATCGGTAGACGACACGTCGCTCGGTGGTGGTGTGGCTCCTCGATTATCAGAACAAGGGTACAGAGTAAACGCAATAAGTTTTGGAGGAAGTCCAACAGTAGAATCAGATACGCAAAAGTTCACGAACATAAAGGCTCAAATGTTCTGGCAACTGAGAGAAGTGTTCAGGGAAAGACGAATACAAATACTTGATAAAGGGAAATTAGTACGTCATTTATCAATGATGCAGTACCTTATAAAATCAGATGCTAAAATAGGAATACTCGGAAAAGACGAGATGAAAAAACAGGGGTACGAATCATCGGACTTTGCAGATGCTCTTGCTCTTGCGGTACATGGTGTATTCTCGTACAATCAATCTAGCGTACCGATGGAGGTGAAAAAAGGAAAAACCATATCGGGCAATCTATTTAATACACAACTCTAATGGCTAAACTTCCGAAAGATGCGACAAAAGAACTTGGATACATAGGAACTGAGATATTTTCAGGATATATTGATGTGGATTATCAGGAAGCATGGAGAACACTTGTCACGAGGATTAAGACCGTTGAGAAGATGAAGTGGGGAAGTTCTACAGTGGCTTCTTTATTGAGAGCTGTAAAAAGTCCTATACTTTCTTCAACACAACTTATTGAGGCATACGATGACGACGAGAAATATCAAGAACATGCGGATTTTGTACGGAAGAATTTATTTGATGAGATGAATTTCAGGGAGTTTCATGTACAAATGCTTTCGTATTTAGAATACGGCTTTTCTGTTTTTGAGAAGGTTTATAAAATCAAAGACGGGAGAATATACATACAGAAACTTGCACCACGTATACAAGAGTCTATAGAGAAATGGTCTATTACTGGCAAGGAGTGGGTAGACGGACATCCTGCAGGAATTACTCAGGGGTACGTATTCGGAGACGAAACAAAGGGTAGGTATGTTCAGAAGGAAATCCCCTGGGATAAGTTGCTGATTTTTACGAATATGCAACAAGGGAATAATTATGAGGGTGAAAGTATATTAAGAGCGTGCTATACACCGTATTTCTATTTAGATCTTATACAGAAAGTTGCAGGTATAAGTGTAGAGAGGTATGGGGTAGGTTTACCATATGCGAAGGTTAAAGGAGGGCTAGGAAGTAAAGACCACGATAAAATGGAGGAGCTTCTTTCTAATATTAGATCAAACGAAAGTTCTTATGCTTTAATAAATGAAAATGTTACAGAGTTTGGCATACTTACGCCAGAAGGGGGAGCACAAAATACACTTTTAGAGAAGCTTCTTTTGTTTTATGACAAAAAGATATATGACTCTATGCTTGCAGGGTTCCTTAATCTTACCAACGGAGATGGAGGAAGTAACGCATTGAGTAAAGATCAGTCATCTTTCTTCATGACTGCGGTAATGGCGATTACTCAGTACAATGAAAGCAAAATGAATGAGCTGATAAAAGATTTAGTAATTTTAAACTTTGGAGAACAAGAGGGATATCCGACATTTAAGTATGAAGACTTAGGGAAAATTTCTACTGATGAGTACGTGGGAGCTTTATCGACTGCTAAAAATTCTGGACTGATTAGCTGGGGAAAGAATGATGAGCAGGTAGTACGAAACCAACTCGGACTTGCTGAAATGACGTCCGAACAAGAGGAAATGTACGAAAACATAGAAGAAGGTGAAAATAATGTGAAAAAAGGTGAAAAAACAGAGATTGAAGATGAAAAAACCGCTCAGGATTCGCTAGGAGAAGACAAAGAAGAAAAGATGAGTGTCCTATCGGACATTGACCTTGCGAAGCGTGAGAAGGAATTTATAAAGAACATTTCTGACTACGAAAATTATTTAGAATCAGAATACGCAAATATTTTGGAAAAAGTATCTAAATATGAAAACAACGTACAAAATAAACTAGTTTCCATTTATAACAAGGTCGATACTGAGTTGAAAGACGGGAAAGAGATGATTTCAAACAGTGGAAAAAATACAGCGTTAAAAAATGAAGCGATTGCGTATGTACGCAATGAGACAAAAAAACTCAAAGAGCAATTAGTTGATTCTCCTATCGAGACAAGGCTTTTTGATAAGTCAATCATGATGGCAATGAAAACAGTAAAGACTGATAGAAGTTTCTTCTCTCAAAAGACTGTTAATTCTATAAAGGAAGGCTATAGAAGTAACGTGCTAGGAATACTTTTTAATGAGCCGAGAAGAATTGAGGAGCGTATTGTGTTGAACTTTGGATCTAACGTCGCTAAACAAGAAGCAATCACTGAGGCTTTAGATACTGAGATGAATAGAAATATCTTAAAACTTTCTACCCTTACTCACCCGAGACAGGCTTTCAATTCTACAGTAAACGAAATGGCACTCGCGGAAGGGTTTACATTCTTCAAGCCAGTGGTTCCAAAGAACAAACTAAAAGACCTTTCACCAAGTGGAATGACTACATCATTGATATATAATATTTATACAGAAGCACAACTTACTGAGGCTGTTAATTCTATGGGAACAAAGACTAATGTTTCTCCACTGATGGGAATGAATATTCACCACGGTGGGTATATGTACTTCCTCGCCATAGCTTCTGTGTACTTGGCACAAGAACAGGAAAGAGCACGAATACAGCGTGAAGAACTCCTTGCAGAATTAGAAGCGAGACAATAGAATGATCTAGGGGGATTGCCTGCATTCTTTCCCCCTCATGGCGTATTATTATACAGCACTTACAACTTTTATTTTACTATAGAAGTTGTTTTGTTATGAATAAATAATAAAAAGGTTGCTTTTATTATAAATGTGAGTTATAGTAGTTATGTATTAATAACAACTTACCTTTACACTATGAAATTCAAACAGAACTACATCGAGAACAACGGAGTAAAAGCAAACTGCTATTATCGTATGAATAGAGACGAGACGATAGAAGTTGTTGAGGATAGATACGGATACTTTATAGATTTAGATTTGACTGGATTCACATACGAGAACAACTCAGACAGTATGGCTGATTATTTTGAAAGAGGAAGAATACTTATACGGAAGGGTGATAAATTTTACGAGGAAGCAAAGAAAGCTATGGAATCAAAAGAAGCTTCAAGAGAAAAAAGAAAAAATAAGATTAAACTAGAAAAGGCTCTAGAGTTAGAAAGAGCAGAGGAGATTATAGAAATTAACGGATCTAAATATATAGTAGTAAGCAAAGAAACACATCCAAAGTACAATGATATGACAAGATACACAGTAAGAAGAGCACGATCAAAGAAACTGTTTTCTTACTCTAGAGGAGAGAAATGCTATATACGATTACATGCTTTATAATACTACTAAATAATATGAACCTTACTGAATATTTTTTGGTAAATAATGTAGCAACTCACACTCCAAGAACTAGACTAGGGAAGTTGGTAGCAAAAAAACTTCCCTTTGGGTATTTATTCACAGAGGAAGACAGGGTTTGGGTTGATGTGGTGGACGCTTACGTAGAAAAATATACTAAAGATGGTATATTACAAGGATTGAGAGAAGCAGTTAAAAAACACGGGTGTACTTTACATTGCGACCCGTACGAATTATTTATAGATTCTAAACTTATTAAAAGATGATAAATTTATTTATTGCGCAGGTAGAAATAATATTAAATATTAAAATGACAGAAGAACAAAAAGAACTATTCGCCTCAGAAATTTTAGATTTTGTCAAGTCCGTTGTCCCAGACCCAGTTCTAGAAGAGCTAGAACCAGAACTAATAGAAACGCAGTCAGGGTATAATATCGCGGTAAAAGAAACCCTAATAAATATTCTAAAGCATTTTAACGTGGAAGAAGAAAATTTTAATAAATATAACCAATAATAAAATGAAAGACGAATACGGCATATTTATTACAAGCGAAGAAACAGCACAACATATAATCAAAACTATAGTAGGGTGTGGATGCTATATTTTCCCTTGGACTGATGGGTTGGGAACTCAATACGATATACTTGTTTCTCTTCCTGTTACAGAAAAAGAACTACAAAGAGGTATGCACGATGCTGACTTGTTTATTGGAATAATTGGTCTTGGATTATGGGGGTTTGATATAGGAGGAGAAAAATATTCTAGTTATATTGCAGAGAAACTAAATATTGCACCACAGTCGCCTACAACAATTGAACTTACAAAGTTGATTAGTTTACTACTAAACGAATTAGAAAAATAGTGTTGCTTTTTCTTACAATATAAGGTATATATAAAGTATTACTACTTAATCAAGACACATGGCAAAGAGAGGAAGGAAGAAAATCAGCGATTATCATATTCATATACGTTTTAATGAAGAAGACCAATCTTTCATAAATTGGCTAGTGGCTAATAAAGATATGAGAAGCAAAGCAGGAGCAATTAGAACATGTTTACACATGATAAAAGAGAAGTTCTTTCCTAATGGGTTTAAGTAAAATATCATAGTGGCGGAAGATAGACGCTAACAAATGAGCTGAGAGGTGTCTAAGGTTCAAGTCCTTAGCCGTTAACATTGACTGGTGGAAAGTTACACACTCAGTGTGTGGGTATCGAATCCCACCTATGATATATGCAGAGATGGCGGAAGATAGACGCTAGGTGGCGGTCTGTACCATTGGTATAAGACGGTTTGTATGGAGGCAAAAGGTTTATACTCGTTATAAGCTTTCTGCCTCTGTACATGTAGGTATCAAATCCTACTCTCTGCTCCATAAAAAAACATTTGTAAAATTCTTTGAGTTGTTTATAATGTAAGTGCAAATAAAAGTTTGCCACCGACATTATAAACAAAGAACAATTCAAAGGCTTAAAAAGCTCTACATTGACTTGGGATTTGTTTATCCTGGGTCGGTGTGGGGCTTTTTTGTTACATATCTACTTCTATAGGAGTAAAGACTCTCCTAGAAAAACTAAAAAAGGCTTACTCAGTAATGAGAAGCACGAAGAACATGACTTCTTAAGTAGGTGCTGGCAACGTGTACCGTTCACGACCAGAAACTAAGGCATAGCGAAAGCTCACCAAACAAGAAGAATGAAGGCGACATCTGCATAAATAACCTAGGATGCAGGAACTAAGCCTACCGAGGTAGACAGAATCCCTACAATATATCTTTTTACCTAGTATATTGTAGTACAAAGATATACTAGATGCAATATATTATATATGCCTAGGATAAGAACGGACTATTGCCTTTTTTTATAACTGCTTATATAATCATCATATAAGGTTATTAGTCTCCTGCCAGAAAGGGGAATTGTACAAGGGGCTATGAAGTCTAAAACAATTCAAGTTTTTGGAGAGGTGGGAATCGATACAATCACTGAGGGGGTAGAATTATCTACGCTTGTTTTTGAGTTTATCCATAGTGGGAAAGTCTATACAAACAGATACGGCGATGTACAATTTACACAAGAGCAGTTAGAGGAAATGGCTACGAACTTTAATAATGGAGTAGCTGGAATGGAGATTGCAGTAGATATAAATCACGATCCTGAGAAAAGAGCATACGCATGGATAATGCCACAGTCTTTATATGTTGCACCTTCAAGAAACGAAGTAGGACAGTATTCTCTCTACGGTAAACTTCATAGATACACACCTGAGGGAGAGCATTTCGTAAGAACTGGGGCTTTCAGGTATTTCTCTATTGAGGTGCATTATAATGTGAAAAGATACATACAAGGGAAACTAAATGTATTTAAAAATGTTTTGATGGGGTTAGCTTTGACTAACTTCCCTGCTATTAAGGGATTATCACCAACGTTTAGCGATACTTTAATTTCTAACACAAACGCTAATATGGAAACATTGAAAATTTTTCTTTCCGCTCTTGCTGGTAAAGCAATCGTGAGCAAAGAAGAGAAGACTGTACTTTCATCTATGGTTTCTACTCTTTCCGATGAAGAGAAAGAAGAGATCCAGGAAGAGGTTGCAGCAGTAGAGGCTAAGCCTGAGGAGGTAGTTGAAGAGAAAGAAGAAGAGAAAGAGGACACTACTCTTTCAGAACTTCCCTCTCTTGTAGTAAAACTTTCTGAGTCTAATAAGAAACTATCTGAACAGGTGGCAACTCTTATGAGTGAAAAGAAGGCGATGAAACTTTCCGAGTCAAAAAACTCTGTAATGCTTTCAGCCACGAACACTACTGGATTCACTAAGGATAGCGAAGCAGATGTAGAAGAGTTTATGTCTACTCTATCAGATGATCAGATTGCACAATTCAAGTCACTCGTATCTAAGGTAAAGACTGTAGTACTTGGAGAAGTGGGGGCGGTAGCAAAGAAAGAAGAAGGAGACATTGACGCTAAGGCATACGCTCTTAGCGAAGAGATTATGAAGAGTGATTCTTCAATTCCTCAGTGGAAAGCACTAAGCGAGGCATATACTCAGCTTGGGGCATAATTTATTTAACTAACATTCTAAAAAAATGGCTAATCCAACAGGAGTAAGAGAAACTATCCTTGGTACTCTTACAGTACGAATCGACTCAAACCTTTCAGGAAAAGAAGGGTACGCGGTAAACTTTGACACTACGGATGATCTCGTAGTAAACCTTGCAAGCGATCAGACGTTGCCTCCATTTGTTCTTATTGAAGGAGCAGACGGAAGTACAACCGAGACTACTGGAACTATTGCACTTATTGGTTCAATCGTGAAAGTAAAACTTGGTGAGAACGTAACTGCAGGAAAATTCCTTGTACCTACAGCTAGTGGAACTTGGGAAATTGCAGATGCTGCAGGCAAAAGATACGGAGTAGTAGCAATCGAGAACGGTTCAAGCGGAGACCTTGCGCTTGGAATGGTTACTCTTGGAGAAGTAGAAGCGACAGACGCTTAATTTTATTTACATAATTCTTTAACATTATGGCATTCCCTAAATTAGGAACAGCTAGACTAGATAAACAAGTCACAAATATACTTGTAGCGTACACAAACAACGATTTTATCGCTGATAAGATTCTCCCTATGTTCCCAGTAGCAGAGGAGAGTGGAATCGTTCCTGCACTTGGTAATTCTCATTTGAGAATCCGAGACAATCGACGTGCCCTTTGGGATAGAAGTTCTCATGAATTAGATTTCACATACGAGAATACTGCTCGATATGCTATTGAGTACTACGATCTTGATATGTATATGCCTGATCGTTTCGAGGCTCAGCAGATGGCTCCTTTCAATATCCGTAGAGATGCAGGTATTGTAATCAAGCAGAATCTTATGCTTGAAAGAGAGGCTCTTATCGCTAGTGCTCTTACAAACACAGCAATCCTTACTCAGAATGTAACTCTTACTGGTTCAGATCAGTATGCAGATCCTAGTTCTACTCCTCTCGCAGATATGGAGACAGCACGAACTACTATCTATAACGCAATCGGAGCAGAAGCAAACGCGATGGTCATTGGTCGAAAAGTATTTAATACACTTAAAGATCACCCAGACTTTGCAAACAAGGTTCGATCTAGTGGAGAGAGACTTTCTGCTAGTGGACTTAAAACTATGCTTGCAGAGTATCTTGAAATTCCAGTAGAAAACATCTATATTGGTAAGTCTATCAAGATCACTTCTAACGAAGGACAGTCCGAGACTAAGTCAGTTGTATGGGGTAACGATATTGTACTTTTCCGCAAATCAGAAGAGACAGCTTTATTCCAACCTTCACTTGGCTATGGATTTACTCTTGCAGGTGAGAACCTAAGAGCTTCTACTTTCAGACATTTCAATAACAAGGGAGATGTTGAGCGAGTAGAGTGGGCGTATGATGATTACATCTCTGATGTAAAGTGTGCGTACCTCATTAAAAACGCAGTAGCGTAATTCTAGGGGGAGCAATCCCCCTTTTATTTTTAACTTTTACAGTCATGAGAGGATTTTACGATTTTTTACGAAGTCGGATACACAAAAAAATAGGGTTTGAGCGAACTATTGCTACAAAAACTATTCGAGTGTACGAAGAAGACGTGAACGGCAATATTTTGTACGCCACTGGTACTGATGCAGCCTCTACGCAAGATGGTATCGCAGGATACGCTAAAGGAGCTATCTATGTGAAAACAGATGTAGCTACTGGCACGAATGGTAGATACATCAATGTAGGAACTACGGCGTCTTCTAGTTTTAAACTTGAGACAGTCGAAGCATAGTGTATTACTGATTATCTCCTCTTTTCTTTTATAGAGGGAGGAGGTAAGATTGAAATATATTATTCTTAATAATGCAAACAATGGATAGAATGACAGAACTTAAAACAAAAGGGTGGAAAAACCTTACAGCTGATGAAAGAAAGGAGTTTCAAACACTAAAGAACAGCGTACAAAGTATTACAACGAATGAAACAGTCTCAGAGGCTAAAGTAATGATAGATACTACTCCTGTAATTACGGTAACAGAAGTATTTACTCCTTATACTTTCCTACAGAACACAAAGTTCAAAGGAAAATACTATGGGAAGGGGTACCATGTACCTGATTGCTCTCAAGAAGAAATAGCAAACTTACTTACAAATAATCTTATAAAACTATGATACGACAGCCAAAATTTAACAGTTTGCCTATAATTATAGACAATAAAACTGGTCTTACTATTGCTATTGCAGCAGGAGCTGCAGGAACAGTAAAACAATCTACGTTAGGGTACGCTCCTATATTGAACGCAAATAAAAGCGGAATCGGAATTGATGGAGATAGTTCTGTTTCTTTCACGTCTACTACATTCACAAATGAAGTTGCAGCGTATACGAAGGATGATGATCTTGCGAATGGTGATTACTGGATAGACTACTCTAACGGTATTATAAGAGGAAAGAAAGCTGATACGGGCACATCTCTTACATCGGTAGCCTTCACAACTTACAAGCTTAACACTACAGTATAATGATTACACTAGACGCAGTAGCTAATTTTGCAAAAGCAACTCTTACAGGTACGCTTCCAGCTGGTGCTACGTCTTTTAGTGTAGGTGCTGGTTCTGGAGTATTGTTTCCTAATCCTGCTATTACAGAAGATTATAATATAGTGTTATGGAATTCTACAGACTACGTAAGAGCGGAGGATGATCCAGATGTTGAGTTGCTACGAGTAACCGCACGTAGTACTGATACGTTTACTATTGCGAGAGCACAGGAGGGGACTTCTGATGTTGATCACACTTTAAGTGGGAAGTCTTATAGAATAGCGTTAGTTATTACAGCAAAGATGATTACAGACGTTCAGACTGCACTTAATTTGTGTGGTGAGCTTGCTGGTAATAATACATGGAGTGGTACTAACACATTCACAGGTATTATATGCGGAGTATTATCTTTTTCTGGGAATATTACATACACAAAAACTGGAATAACAACAATACTCCCGAATACGTCAGACGGTGCAGATAATAAAGCTTTAACAATTGGAGGTGGTGGGGCGTATGATACCACAAGAGGTTCTGGTATTGCACTTATAGGAAATGAATTTGCTACTGTTGGTGGCGACCTCGAGCTACTTGCTGGTGATTCCGCTATAAGTGGATCAATAAAAATGTATGTTGGAAATGGGGCTGGATCACCTAAATTAGTAGGAATTATTGAAAGAACTACTGGACGTTTTACGCTAGGGCAAGCTCCAGGTGCAGGGACTGGAATTCTAGTAGCTGGTAGTATTATTAGTGCATATAACTCTGTTATTACTACAGCATCAACTACTGGAACAGTTTACGCCGAAAGCCTCACATATGCTGGGAATTTAGTTTCCACTGCGTATCTTGATACAGGGGTTGCGTCGTTGGTAACTTTTTCAACTACAGACGATAATGCAACAAAACCAAAAGCAAATATAATCGTAGAAATGACTGGTGAAGGTACTAATATGTATTTTGGTATTTCTTCGTCATATACTACTGGGGTAACAGCATATCCCTTAGCTATATCGTCTGTAGGCAAGGTACTATTTAGGACTACAACGAGCGCAACGGCACAAGCTAACTTTATTGTCTCTTCTGATCCCAGTTCTCCTGTCGATGGGGACTGGTGGTACAATGGAACAAATTTAAAATTTCGACAAGGTGGGACTACTCGTACTATCTCATGGACTTAATTTATTATTAATATTTATTATATGGAAATGACATACAAAGAAATTATAGATTTTATTGCTCAAAATGGAGAAATGGGATCTATACTTACAAATGAAATGATTGAACTACCAGTTCTTATAAATTACAATGAATACGGCACCCCAAATACAGAAATGCATACATTTAAAGTGTCTGCAATCACTTTAATAAAGGAGGATTTAACACAAAAATTGAAAAACGCTGAGGCTGTTATTAATTCTATCAACATAAGATAATTTTACTTTAAATAATGCAAATTTTATGAAAATTGATTTATCAAAAAAAATAATGTCTTCAGACTTTTCTGAAACAAATAACACGTTTTTTGATGCACTTAAGGAGGTAGTAGGGGTATATGATGGACAAGAGGGGGCAATGATTTTTGATATTTTATATGAAATGAAGAAAGCAAAAGATAGGGAATCTATGGTGGTCGAATTAGACAAATCACAGATAACATTTATTAAAGAGAAAGTTCTACTTTCAGTAAAAACTAATGCATTCATTAGACAGCAAATTATTGCTTATTTAGATTCTAATAAAAAATAATATGTACTCGTCAGTTGCATTAGTTAGGGAGCTTTCTGGGCTAGATAATTCTACAAGAATTTCTAGTGCTCGTATTGTAGGTAAAATCACCGTAGCGGATTCAATGATTAACGGTGCTTTGGCGTATAGATATATTCTACCTATTGCGAAGCATATCCAGAATACGCTTACGTTTACAGGGGCAGCGTCAGCTAGTGGGAATATATCAATCACTATTAATAATGTAGCATACTCTTTCGCAGTAACGTCGGGAGAAACCGCAAACACATTATGTGATAGGTTCAGAGAAACAGTTGCTACAAGCGATGATTTTATTACTGATATAGTAGGAAGTGGAATGCTTGTGACTTTGATTTCTAAAGAAGATAGTACAGCACAAGTAAATATCACTACGATAACAAGTGTTGCAGGGGTTACTATTACTGCAGGAACTAGGTCAGATAGGTTTCCTCCTTCACTTATGTATTTAAGTGCTGATATTGCTACAGCTCTTTTATTGCAGGAAGAGTTTGGAACAGAAGCAGAAGGCACAGCAAAAGATGGGTTTGTACGTATGGAGCAGTGTCTGGCAACTTTAAAAATGCTTCAAGGAATTGCACAGCCTACAATGAGAATATTTGATGAGGTAACTAGCCTAGAGTTACCGCAGGCTCAGGAAGACAATATAAGAGGTTATCCGAACAACTCAAGTAATGCTGATCGAGATAATGATACGATGCCTTATATCATTATGAACGGCAACTTATGATGACATTGACGCTTAATCAGAGTTCTTTACGTCTTACAGTAAATAAACTTAAAAAACTTTCTAAGGCGACAAGTGATTACAAACCGTTCTTAAGTGAATTAAGCAAAAAAATGACGGATGATGTGAACAAGAACTTTGATAGAGAAGGTTCACACTTAGGCAGTAAATGGGCTAGATTAGACGGTAAAACGATAGCTCAGAGAATACGGGCTGGGTATGGGGCAGGCCCAATACTGCAACGTACTGGGAAATTGAAAAAATCTACTTATGAAAAAGAAAAGAATCAAAAACGAGTTGTAGTGAGTAATAGTGCACACTACTACAAATACCATCAACTAGGCACGAGGAAAATGCCTCAAAGAACAGTGATGCAGTGGAATAATAAAACAAAGAAAGAAGCTGAGAGAATGTTTAGAGATTATATTAATAAAATCATACGGAATGGATAATATTATGCTTGCGGTTCAGTCGATACTACAAACAAACCTTGGAAGTGGGTATCGTGTTGTCTATGGTGATGATATACCAGGACTTACTGAGTTTCCTTATATAGCAGTAGAAAATGTAAGCACAACATATGTAAGAACTGGCACAGGCGGTAGTGCTCAGAATACTAGTGTTATTCAAATAACTGCAAAGGTAAGTCTAAAGGATTTTATGCAGGATAATACAGATGTAACTATACAGGCTCATAGACAAGAGCTTATTAAGATCATGGAAGAGAGAGAAACGAACGGAGTACCGAAGACTTCCTCTGTGTTAGGTGCGTTGTATCAGGACTTGTCATTGGGTGGTGTTGTAAGTACAATACAGATAGGAACAATACAATATGATACTTCTAATGCAGAGGGGTCATACATCCGTACTGCTACCTTAAACATAGAAACAACACAGCAACTTCCATTCTGTACTTCTTAACAACACAATATGGAATACGAAGCAAAAAAAGAAATAATCAAAAACTCTGATGGAACAGTTACCGAGAAAGTAACGATGGTTCCAAAGGAAAAAAAATCTACTAAATAACTCTCTGCAACATGAATTTCTCACCGTATAGTAATTATGGGTATGCTTCACTTATCAAGGAGACATCCGAAGGTATAGTCCCAGGAATACCAAATCAGTATTTTAGAATCGTGTCTGAATCACTTTCACCGGCGTTCGCTAATCAGGAGATTAACGAGATCGCAGGAGATAGAGAAAGACGACAGCGGTCTATTCAAGGGCAAATAGAAGTGGGCGGAGATATTACAATCTTCGTTGAAGAAAAAATGATAGGTCATTTTCTACGGTCTATTCTGGGAGCACCTACAACGCAGACTGTTATTGCAAGTACTTCTTACCGACACGTGTTTGAAGTATCAAATCAGTTAAAGACGTATACTATTGATCTCCAAAGAGCAGATGCTCCATGGGTGCATAGATATTTTGGGGTGTATTTCACTTCTATAGAATTTACTCGAAGTGATAATGGTATTCAGGCGACCATTGCTTGTATGCCTAGAAAAGTGTTCCAAGAGGCTCTTGTAACAACTTCTGCTAACTCTGGAACTACTTTGCTTGTAGATCAGACAAGCGGACTTCATGCAGATGATACTATTCTTGTTTTGCAGAAAGAAAACGGATATACAACAGTAAAGGAATTGACTGTCACTACAGTTGATTCTGAGACTCAGCTTACAGTATCTACAATCGACGTACAAATTGATGTAGGAGATATTGTGGTCATTAAGTCAGTTGCAGAAGCAAGTATCACGTATAATCAGTGTGATCCGTTCCAGTTTATGAATGGTACAGTAGTTGCGACTGGTAATGATATTGATAACACTACAGAGTTTACCGTAGAAGATTTCTCTCTTACAATTGCGAACGAAGTAGAGGCTCGATACGGTTCAGGACCTAACGAGATCGATCGCTACCCGTATGACATGATTACAAAGGGTTATACAGGCGAAGGATCATTCACGAAGTACTGGGACTCTGAGTTCTTTATGTCTAAGGCACGAAGTAACGCAAAGTTTCCACTACGCACACGATTTGTGGCGAGAAATGCTATCAGTGCAAACTCAGCTCAGAAAGCATCTTCTGTTTGGGGTACAGTAAACGGATTCAAGATTGAGGCAAGCACAGCAGGTAAGGCAGGTAACGACATTGCAGTTACGATTGTGATTAATGACACTGACGACCTTGCGGCTTCTATTTCTGGAAATAATGTACTGATTGAGTTGGCAAACGCTACCGCTTCTAAGAATACAGGTACTTTAATTGCATCAGCGGTAAACGCCCTTACAGGTGTAGACAGTACTGCAGAAGGTACAGGAGCGGAGCAGTTCACTACGGCAGTTTCTAGTACTAATCTTGGATTTAAGAGCACAGGAACAAACGTAGTAGGGGCTGACGCTAATGAAAAACCATACTTACAGATTGATCTTGCTCATACTATTCTTGGAGAGTTTTCACCTAATAATGAAGAAGACAATATTATTCCTCAGGAGATCCCATATATGATTTTCAAGGATAATGATTGCGAAAATACACAAAATAAGCTATGGTCTACACGAATATTCTTATTTAATTCTGTATCAAGCTACTAATGCCTAAATTATCAACACTTGGTTTGAAAGAAATCAAACTTACTGAGTCACAAGTTACTTGTTTTATCGGAATGACTTATGGAGACTATCTTTCTATTGAAAGAGAAGTAAACGAAAGTATCAATATTAAGACTGGTAAAGATGTTCAGAATGAAGTGAACGGAAAAGTGATGAGTGCGGAGAAAGAGAAACTACTTATTACCGCAGTAAAGAAATGGGATATAGAGGATGATAACGGAGCTATTCTTCCTATTTCGCTTGAAACCATCAGTATGCTACCAGTAGCTGACGGAGAACAGCTTTACGAGGAAGTAAGTAAACTCCATAAGAAAAAGACGGACGATCAAACTAAAAAAAAATAGTAGACGCTCTCCAAAAAAGAGGAGGGTCCAGTGAATACAATGAATACATCATGGCAAAGACTTTCGGAGCTATGGTGTATTTTTTGCCTTGGGATAAAGTTGAGATGTACATGGAGTGTATGGACTTAGAAGCAAAAATCAGTAAAATAGAAGCAGATAAGCAGAACAAAAAACCTATTAAACGCTCAAAATAATGGCAGATACAAGACTAGACCTCATAGCAGAGCTACAAGATAAAGCGAGTAAAAAGCTCGACGCTTTAACGAAGAAAGTTGAGACATACTCTAAGAGTATTGATAAAGCTGGTAAATCTTCGTCTAGCGTAGAAAAATCTACCGCGTCTTTGACAAACAAAATGGGGAACTTATCAGAAACTATGGGCAATATAGGGGTAGTAAGTGCAGGTGGTTTAGCAACAATGGGTATTGCTTTAGATAGCTCAATAAAGAAATTCAGCGAGGCTCAGTCGTCACAGTTAGGCTTCCAAGCTACTGCAAACAAGCTGAACGTAGATATGACAGCATTAAACGGAGCAGTACAATCTCTTACAGCTGACGGGCTATTACCAGTAACAACAGCACAATCTGCATTACAGAATCTCATGCAAGCAGGTCTTACTGATGTGGGTAGTATGGTGAGACTTATGACAAACTTTAAAGACGAGGCGATATTTGGAAAATCTGCTTCTATTGATTATGCAACAGCGGTTTCTAATCTTGCAGAATCTTTTAAGACGGAGTCCTCTACTCTTGGTAACTTATCAGGTATTTCTGAGAATTACAGCATGATACTTGAGAAAGGAGCTATGGCACTTGGCAAGAAAGTTGACCAACTCACAGAAGCAGAAAGAGCAGAGGCAAAACTTATCGGATTGCTACAAATAGGTGCAGTCAGTGCAGGAAATTCAGCTCTCGCACAAGACACTTTGGCAGGAGCACAGGCACGAGCTACAAAAGCAACTACAGAACTGCAAATTGCTCTTGGTGAAGCGTTGGCTCCTGCACTTAAAAAAATTAACGATGCTATCACTCCACTTATTACGCTAGTTACTGACTGGATCAAAAAGAATCCTGAACTTGCAGGTGGGATTGCAATTACAACTACAGCGGTACTGGCTTTAGGCGTGGCTATTGGAGGTGTATCACTTCTTATGACTCCTGCATTGATTGCGTTCGGTAAGTTTATAGCCATCATGACAGTAGTTGCCGCAGGCATAGGTGTATTAAAAGTTGCATGGGATAATGACTTTATGGGGATGAGAACTACGATTACATGGTTTGGCTCTCAAGTTGAAGATACACTGCAAGATATAAAAGAAACTGTTAATAAGTATCTTCCTCAAATACAACAGTTTTGGAAAGACCACGGGAAGACTATTTATTCTATTTGGACAGCAACGTTCAACGGAATTTCTACATATACAAGCGGGATAGTAAAAGCTATTACTATGCCTATTAAAAACATGTTCGATACCATGCTTACGCTCGTAAGAGTGGGGATGAAAGTATTACAGGGTAGCTTTGGCGAGGCATGGGACGAAGTAAGGGCACTTACTGGACGAATGCTTATGCGTGTAGTTGACGCAGTGAGTACTATGGTAGGCCCATTCGTTGAAGCAGGAAAATCACTTATTACAACATTAATTGCCAAGTTTAAGGATTTTTTTCCTGAGATGTATGAAATAGGAAAAAACTTAATACAAGGAATGATAAATGGTATTCAAGGTATGGCAGGGGACGCGATTAATGCAGCAAGTAATGTAGCGTCAGGTGCGGTACAATCCGTAAAGAATGTCTTGATGATTAAGTCCCCTTCTCGTGTAATGATGGAGATCGGAGAGTTTACTATGGAAGGTTTAGTGATAGGAATGCAGAACAAAAAAGAAGAAGTACGCTTAAAGGCAGAAGAATTAGCAGAGCAACTTACAGAGGCGTTTGTTGGGTTAGAGGAGTCTTACAAAGAATCAGGAACAAGAATGGCTGAGAACTTCCTTGATCTGAATGAGAAGCATACGGAGACAATGCAGAAATTTAGAGATGAAATAAAGAAAACAAAAGATGAAATTACAGCACTAGAAAAAGGTTATACTAGTTTCATTACAGGAGAAGGTAACAAGTTTGGAGAAATGTTTGTTTCGCAAGAGGAAAAAGTATCCAAACTGCAACAGGAATTATCCGTTGCTCAATTTCAAGGAGAGGATAGTGGTAAGCTAATGCAACTGCAGGGGCAACTAGAAAATGAGAAGAGAATACTTGAGGAGGCGAGGAGCTTCTACTTACAAGGAGAGTCAGACGTAAAAAATAAAGTACAGGAGCTTGAAGCGAATTTACAGTATACGGTGAATCAGTTACGCAGTGCTACGAGTGTAGAAGATCAAGCACGCTTACAAGTACGTTCTGAGAATCTACAGACTCAGATTGATTATATGAAGGAAAGAGAATCTACGTTCGCTACAGAACAAAAGACACTCGCTGAGGGTGTAGAGAGATCAAGAGCCATGGCACGTATGACGGAAATGGAGAAATATATTTTTACGATGCAACAGCGAAGAACTGAGGCAAAGAAAGAATACGATGAAAAACTTGCTCAGAAACAACAAGAATTGAAAGATACTCAAGATGCAATGATTAAGGAAGTAGATATTTACGTTACTAGACTACGAGAGATCCATAAAATACAAAATATCATGGAGACTCAGCATAAAGATATGATGGAGAGACAAACAAAAGTCACTCTTGAAGAGGTGAATAAACAAATTGAAGCCTATAAGAGACTTGCAGAGGCTTCTAAGAATGCGGTGGGTGGTAGAATTAGCTCGTTCTCTACTGGTGGTGTGGTAGAAAGATTTGCAAACGGTGGTATGGCAAGCGGTACAGATACAGTTCCTGCGATGCTCACTCCTGGGGAAGTAATATTGAATGCTTCACAACAAAAGAATCTCGCTTCTCAATTACGTTCTGGTGGTAATGGTAAAAGTATCACTATTAATATAAACACTATGATTGGAGAGGAAGAATTTGCGGAAAAAATGGGTGCACAAATAGTAAGACAATTACAATTTTCAACAGCTTTCTAACATGACATACGGGGCAAGTATATACGGTGCAGGGATTTTAGGTGGTGGTGAATATAATGTAAATTCACTGTCTACAGCAAGAGAAACTCCTTTCGTTCAGGTGTTTATTTCTGGTGTAGATGTTACTGAAAAAATTAAACGGAATACAAAAAAAATAGTACGACAATTAGCACAGCGTGCTAATCAGTTTACATTTACAATGCTTGCAGATTTCCCACGTTCATATGAGCCAGTAGAGGTCTATTATTCGGCTCAAGTACGTGATGTATCTTTAGGTAGTATTACGTTAAATATTTCAGAAAATTGTAATAATGTCTATCGTGTGGGTGGTCTTATTAAGATAGTAGATTCTATACTTACTATTGCGACAGTTGAAGTGTTAAATGGTTATGTTGTACTTACTTTTGTTGAAAATATCACTACGTATCCTCAAATTGGTGACTATGCAAGTATTGTATTGTTTTCTGGTGTAACAATAAATCCAAAAGATAAGAATATAGTAACTATATACAATCAAGAGTCAGAAATAACATGCGTAGGAAACGAAAAAATATTTGATAAGAAAAATATAAATAATTCGTGGCAAGATAAAGATGCTCGATACATTATAAATGAGTTTTGTAATGATAATATTAATAGGAATCTCACGATTGATTCTATGGATTATGCAGATAATACAGCAATCCAAGCGGAATGGTTGGAGAGTGGAGACGGTTCTAATCCTACAATAACAAGCACACTAAGGGAGGGAACTTCAGCAGGACAATTTGCATGGGTAAATAGTGGGGGCACAGCAACATTCACAGCCTCACCAAGCGGAAAAGATTTATCATCTTACGTGGGTGTAAATTCTGGGACTCCGACAAAAGGACGTTTGGGGTTTTGGTATAAATCCAGTACTAATGTTACGAACTTTAAAGTAAGAATAGGATCAAGTGCTTCTGATTATGCAGAATTTACCATTACACCAACTTCTACAGAATGGGTTTATTATACGCCATTATTTACAGGTTCTACGTATGCTGGTTCTATTAACTGGACTGATTGTGATTATCTCGCAGTAATTATAACTGAAACTGGAAACGGAAGTATTATTTTTGACGGATTTAGAATATTAGAAACACAGTTTTTTAATCATTACCCATATGTACAAGAGACGGTGGTTTTTGAGGATTTCCGTATTGCTAGAGATAAGCCAATGTCAGTTATGCAACGCATAGCAGAGACACTGCAGTGGTATTGGCATATAGATGACTTTAAAAATATACATCTTTACCCGTCTACAACTTCAACAGCTCCGCTTGAAATAACCACAACATCAAACAATTTTAACGACCTTGGGTTTGATTATGATGACTCACGATTGATTAATAGCCAAGTTGTAGAAGGAGGACAACAGACATCTACTTCTATTTATGCAGAAGTACGAGAGGGAGATGGGATAATAAAAGAATGGCTTACTAAGAATTTGTTTAAAAATTTAAATGTGTATCTTGATAAAAACACATCTACACTTACGGCTATTGCAGGAACAAACACTACAACGTTGAAGGCGACAGCTCATGGACTCTCGGAAGGGGATCATATTGTAAATAGAACACGTAGTAATGCAGTTCGACAAGTAGCAACAGTGGTAGATGCGAATACAGTTACACTTACTGAAGCTGTTACAGGACAGACTACAGGAGATACTATATCTTTGTTTGTTCTACAATCAGTAGGAGTGGAGGGAATTAATCCTGATGCAGGGTATAATTTTATGAGTAATTTCAACCAGAAATCTATTAGAAATTCTGAAACAGAGGCGGTTTTAAACTCTGCTCAATTTATACGGTTTGCATATAACGAAGTAGTACCTATTATTGTACAGATTACTAACGGAGCTAGTGCAAATGCTATGCGTACAAAACTTGGGTATACGGACGGTATCTTTGATGGGGAGGTAATTAAGGCACCTACAATAAAAAGTCGTGCAGAGGCAGAACAATTAGCACAGGCAAAAGTAGAAAAGTATGGTAATATGATTATTACAGCTTCATTTTCTACTTATTTCCACGGACTGCAGGAAGGGCAACAAATACTTATTCAAGATCAAACTGGGAGTAGAGATATTAACCAGTATTTTCTGATTCAACAAATACGAATCAGAGAAATAGAATCAGGGTGGCTAGAATATCAAGTGACGTGCTCTACCCTACTCTATGGAATGCTAGAATTGCTACAACAACTTCTAAGGCAGAATAAAAATATTGTGGTAGATGAAGACTTGCAAGTCAATCAGATTCTTTACCCTATCGAAACAATAGCTGTGTCAGACAGTTTTTCTTTTACGATAGGAGGAGAAATAGTAAGCGAAACTATAGAAGTTTCTGACACGTTGGATATACTTATACAAACTTCCCCGTTTGAGTACGGTCCAGGAGGAAATCCGCAGGGAAGATATAACCTTGCCCAATATGGTTAGTATTGCTATACTATTTGTAACCTAACAAAAAACTATGGAAATATCAGAAAATAGAGCAATTATAGGGAAGTGGGAATTTGTTTATACAAACGACAAAGGGGAGTTTTTACGAAAAAACACAGTCTTTAACATGACTCCAGACGTCATGCTTCAGGCTTTAGCTGCTCAAACAGCTGGAACTAATACGACAAACTTAGGAGATAATCTTTATATTGCTTTAGGAACTGGAAATACGGCCCCCAGCGCAAGCGATACGGTGCTTGATACAGAAACAGTACGTAAGGCAGCGTCAGATCAAGTACAAACCACCACAACCGGTAAAATAACGGTGTTTTTCAATTCTTCTGAGGTTTCTGGTTCGTACGCAGAAGTAGGGCTTTTTTCGAACGGACTTACGTCTACCGCGTCTGCTACAACGGATACGGGTATACTAAACTCAAGGGTTCTAGAGGCTATTACTTTAGGTGCCGGAGAAAATTTGACGGTAACGTTTAATATCACTTACCAAAGAGTATAATGAATTCATCAACCGTTACGGCTGCACATGATATTCTAGCAGCTGATATCAATAACATTAGAAAAGATATAGTAAAGAACGCAGGAGATTACGGTACAACCACTGGAAGTGCAAATACGTACGCTCTGTCACTTGACTCCCAATATACCGCGTACGTTGCAGGTGACACAATTAAGTTTAAAATAAACGTATCAAATACCGGAGCATCAACTATTAATATAAACACAATAGGTGCGAAAACATTGAAGCGCGCTAATGTGTCTGATTTAGTTCAAAACGACCTAGTTGCAAATAACGTATATGAAGCTATTTATGATGGCACAAATTTTATTATTACGGCGCTTACCAACGAATGGACGTATCTAGAAACAATCACTTTTTCGTCAGAGAGTGGAACTAAAAATAGCTCCACTTTTTTTGACAAAACCCTTGCTTCTGTGTACAGGATAGAAATACATGCTAAATCTGAAGCTACCGGGACGCTAGGTATTAACGTAAACGGACTTGGAACGTCTGTATATGGATGGGGTAATGCTTCTAAGATAGCTTGGCCCGCTATCGGTGGCCTATCTTCAGGACAGGGGTCTTGTGGGATAGCGTATTTCCCAAACTCTGGGGAAAGTGTTTCTGGGAATATTTACATAAATGCACAAAAGGATTCGCTTAATATGTTATCTTTTTCTGGTTATGTTGGAGGGACTGGACCAACTACTGCCGTTTTTACGAGTGGCCAAGCAAATATAGGGACCACTGAAACTTCTTTAACTCAAATATCAATAGCTTCAGGTCTTATAATTACTGGTGAATTTAAAATTTATAGAAAGAATTTATAATCTTATAATAATATGGTCCCAAAATACATTATTGTACATCATTCTGCTGTTTCATACGACAAAAACCCCGACCAGTTTAACGCTACAAACAATTACCACCAATCTAAAGGATTTCCACGTTCTACGCTTGGCTACTACGTAGGTTATCAGTACGAGATTGCAAAAGACGGTACTACAAGGCAAGCAAGAAAAGATACGGAGCCAGGTGCTCATACGTCACAGCAAGAAATGAACTATAATTCTATAGGGATATGTCTTGATGGAGATTTTGACAATGAAGAGCCGACAATTGCTCAAATCAAATCTCTAGACGCTCTTCTACAAAGCAAAATGATGGAGTTTGGAATTCCAAAAGAGAAAGTAGTTCCACATAGAAAATATGCCCCTAAGACTTGTTGGGGTAGTAAGCTACCAGATGATATTTTAAAATACGTTAAATCAAAATTATCCGATACGCCAACCGTATCACCATGGGCACATGAGTCTATTGAAAAAGCAAAGAAAAAAGGAATTATGACAAATTGGTCCGCACCGCAAGAGTCAGTAACAGATGAGACGTACCAGTGGGTTTTTCTGAAACTAGGAGTCCTAGACAAAGTTACTACTACTGCACTCACTAGGGAAAGACTAGCTGTGATACTTGATCGACTTAATTTATTAAACTAAAAAATGATACCACTTATTAAAGAGATGATAGTATCGGTAATCGGAATGAAGAACAGTAATTCTATTTCTATTGTTTTACTGCTCGTCGGGTTGTGGATGGTAGAACTTGAACGGTATGAGTTAGCTACAATTATGTTTTCTCTTTCTGCTACTATTTTTTTATTTGTTTTGTTTTTTTCTCATAAAAAAGCAAAAAAATGTATCCGTAAAAAAATTAACAAAGATGCCAACTGAAATAGTCGCTAGCGTGGTTGTTAGTATATCGATTAATGTTTTCACGTGGTTTTTTACGTGGCTAAGAAAGGACGCTGTTATACAAAAAGTCAATGAATATCAAAGCGAAAAACTAGCAGAAGTCTATAAACAGCACTTAGATTTAGCAAGCAGAATGGACAAGCATGAGGAAAAATTTAACTCCCACAATTCAAATTCGCAAACGTTTGACAAAGAAATGACAATTAAATACGACTATCTCGAGATGGAAGTAAAAGAGTTCAAGGACACGGTCAAAGAATTAACGAGAGGGTTACAAGAATTGTTGGTGGAGGTCAAAACAAGAAAATAAAATATACTAAAACTAAAAGTATGAGTGAGGCACAAGAGCACGAAATGGTATGTAATTATATAAGAGCTAAATATCCTAATATAATATTTCTTTCTGATGCGTCTGGGCTAAAAATGACAATAGGACAAGCCATAAAATGGTCAAAACTTAAAAGCCACAAAGGTATCCCAGATATACTTATACTCGCACCAAGAAATGAATATCATGGATTAATGATAGAACTTAAAAAAACAGGAACAAAAATACAAAAGAAAAACGGAGAATGGAAAGACGAGCATATAACACAACAAGCCTACGTGTTAAGTAGGCTTGAAAGTGAAGGCTATCTATCGGGGTTCTGTATAGGGTATGATGACGCTATACAGACTATTAACAATTACTTATAAGTTAAAGTAAATTCACGTAACGCATTTCTTTTCTTTTCCGGTACAAGTAAGTTTCTATAGGCGTAGAATGTAGTAGTAAGTATTCCTCTTTTTTTGGCGTCGTGCCATATTCCTATACATCTCTGCATTTGAGTTTTAGGGTTTAAAAATTGGGGAGAAAACTGTTTTGCTTCGTACATCCTATAAAACTCTTTTCTCATTCTTTGATATGTACTTCTATTAGTCCATTTGTAAGAGTGTTCAAGCTTATCTAGTTCTTTCTGGGATAGTTTACTAAGCCACTCCGATTTTGATAAATCGAAGATAAAATCAAAATGAAACTGCCAATTCATTTGGCAAAGCCCTACATCTCGAGACCCTGCTAAATCTCCACTAGAGTTTTCAGCATTACTTAAAAGAGTTGTAACATATCTTCCCTCTCCTTTAAATGTAAGTACACAATCAACGCCACATTCATTAAACGCCATAGCTACAAGCTCATTTTGTTCTTTTGTAAAGTTTTCTATCTTCATACCTACAATTTGTCTTTCTTTTGGCTTCTCTTGCGTTGGTTCCTTTTTAACAGGTATTTGTACCTTTTTATGTGTTGCAGGCTCTTTACGGGAAACATGTGAAGGTTTAGCAATAGTATTTTGAGTTGGTTTCGCAACTACTATTTTTTTTCTTCAATTTCGGGTTGGAAATCTGGGTTGATAATAGAGTTTACTTTTGCTTCTAGTAGTTTTCTTTTTTCTCGGAGTTCTTCCGATTTAATCTTAAAATTCTCAAGTGTTTTTTCAGTATCTTTTAAATTTAACAAATTTTTTTGGAGTTCCATTTCAACTTCAATTTTTTCTTTGTACAAATTTTGTAATTCTTGACTATTTGCGGAAGTAACATTCTGAGCAAAAAATGCTATGAATGCAAGAAATACAAACATAAGGGAGAGAAGTGCAGTAGTCTGCAATACTCTGTAGGTTTTAGAATTTTTGTCCATAGTGTAAGTTGTTAATATATAAGGACATTCTTATTATAACACAAAACTTTAAAAAAAGGTAGAGTTTTTTATAAAAAAGTGTTGCTTTTATTTCTATATAATGTAATATAACTATGTTCTAATTATTTATTTTTTACACTATGAACAATGACGGATCAACAGCAGGTGAGGAAGATTACGACCTTCCAGAAGAGTTTACTTGCGAAAAATGTGGGTGCGAACTCACACAGAACTCTTACTATACAGAATACTGGGGGGCACAAGTATTGCAAACAGAGTGGGAATGCAAAAACTGCAACTAAAGTAGTTTTTACAATTTTTTATATACTATTTTGTTTTTACCTAGTAACTTCTTTTTCGGCATGAGATTTAAAATTTCCATATTATTGATAAAAATTATCAATAATATATTGAGAAAAATGGGAATAAGTATGAGTGTTACGATGCACAACGTTCCTGAGCAATACATAAACGGTCGAAAAATCTCCCACTCATACAAAGACGATGTGGGGGATGATGTAATATTTTACACGGCAAAAGACAATTTTATTACTTATTTTTTTTAAAAATTATGGACTTAAATAGAAAAGAACTTATCGGACGCTTAACAGCTGACCCGAAGCAATTAGATTTTACTACAGGGATTGGTGCAAGTTTTACGGTGGCTACTTCATACACGTACGAAAAAAACGGTGAGAAAGTGGAAAAAGCTACATTTCATAATTGTTTAGCTTCAAATAAGCTCGCAGAGATTATTATGAAATTCTGTAAAAAAGGCTCTAAAGTATATGTGGCAGGGAGAGACGAACAGCAAACGTATCAAAAAGATAACGGAGAGAAGAAAATATCATACCAGTTGAAAGTTATGGACTTTATAGCATTAGACACTAAACCTAAAACAGATTCTATTGTAGAAGATAAAGAGCAAAGTCTAGACGATTTTGATTTTTAATCTTACGTTCTATGAAAGAAAAAGTCATACACGATATATGGCACACATTCTGCAAATACCCGTACAGACAAGAAGGACCATATAGCTTTGATAATACAATACGTATGTACGGTTGGGATATAGTTTTTATGTCATTGTATAATCTAGATAAATTTAACGCTGACGGCTTGCAAGAAGATAGTGCGTACATGTATTATTTATGCTTACTTGAAGCATACAAAAAAAAAGTAGACGCAGGAGAAGTTTTACCGCGTGCTAAATTTTAAAATGGGTTGTATTTTTTTAAGGAGTTAGGTATAATATGAGTACCAAACACCTTAAATAGGTAACCATATATATAGAGAAGAGTGTATCAGGTGGTGTTTGGTTACCTTGCCTGGTATGCTCTTTTCTTTATATATGATTCTATGCAAGAAGAACTGCTAGACCAACAGGAGGCTGTATTCAGTGAATTGTATACAGTGGTAGAGACTCCACTACTAAAAAAGCTTATGTACTACCCAGACGCCTTAGCTTTATTTGTTTTTTATAAGTTAACGGCAAAGAGACAAAACAACACTAGTATATATTGTACTGGGTCTTTTGTTATGAATGGGCTAAAATGGGGTGAGGATCGTTTTAGGAAGGCCAAAAAGGTACTTCGTGAGTTAGGGGTCATAGAAGATAAAAAAACCACAGGAGAGGACGGAAAAATCAAAAAATGGTATATTATATTGAAAACCACCCCCCCGAAAAACCAGGGGGGTGGAGAAACCAGGGGGGTGGATTTTACCCCCCCAAATACTAATCTAAATAATATAAATACTAATAATAATAATATAAATACTAAGAAGGTTGCATTTCTTGAAGACTCAGAAGAAATGCAACTAGCTCTTTATTTATTTAATAAAATAAAAAATAACAATAGATATGTGAAGGAACCAAAATATCAGGAATGGGCTAAGCATATCGATTATATGATTCGTATAGACAAAATAACGAAAGACGAAGTAAGAATGATGATAGACTGGTGTCAGAACGACACGTTTTGGAAGGCTAACATTTTATCTACAAAAAAGCTGAGAGAGAAGTTTCCCACTATGTACGGACAAGCAAAAAAACAATTTGAAGAGAAACCTAAATTCTTAATTCTAAAATAATATGGAAATTCAAAAGTACAAAGAACCAAAGACTTACGTTGTTATACTTAAAAACAAAGAAAGAGAACATCTTTATATGACTACGAAACAGGGGGAGGCAATCGAGAAGTGGTGGAGAGAAGGAAGACCATCAGAGAAAGTAGCAATTCACGATGAATATGGGAACTACCAGGAGACCTTACAGAATTCAGAGATTTCTTGGATTGGAAAGAAAAAATTTACACAGTCTGAAAGAGACAAAGAGGGAAGAATAGGGGAAAAGGGTTTCATATGTGAGTGGGGTGAGTGGCATTATCTAAATGTAATTAAGCAAGATAATTGCGGGTGTTTTGAAAAATACAAATCACATCATATTGAAATGCGGAGATGGATAAGTGAAAACTACCCAGAGAAAATACACACGTCTAAACAATACACACAGCAAATGAAAAAATCATATCTTAAATTTAAAAACAATGGATAAAATCACACGTACATTTTTGGTAAATAGAAACGGAAGCCTACTTGAGTATAAATTTCAAACGGATACAAGAATTTTTGATCAGGCAACTTCATTAAACGAAACTCTTTTACACGACCACCTACGCAGGTGTTTTATTTCTGGGTACCCTTCTAGAGATGGAAAAGAGTCGGTTTCTGGAATGGCTACACTGGTAAGACAAAAAAAACAAGTAAAAACTGATTTGACAAAATACATAGCAGACTCTTGCTATATTGGGAAAGGAAACAAGCAACATGATATAGTGCAACAATACCTCCACGATAATCTAGACAGGATTATAGCTACAGAAGTTCCAGTATGGGATGACACGTGCCACGGATTTATTGACGCTTTATTATGGACGGAAGACGGAAAACTAGAGATATTTGACTTTAAGCCGAATGCACGACAAGAAAGAAAAGCAGCAAGCCAAGTCTACAGATACGGAAATCTTTTATCACAAAGAACTGGAATATCTCGTAGTGATATTATTACTACATATGGAGATCACACGCACTACTACCTTGTAGAATAATTTTTAAAAGAAAATATAAAAAAGGGTTGCTTTTTATATAA